AGTGAAGAAGTAGACCCTTTTGAAATGGCAAATCAAGTATTACAAAACGAACGAGAAGAACAGCCAAAAAGACAATTGAGTAAAAACGCTGCAATTAATGAGGTTCTTAATAATACACAACCATTCTCTAAAGAACAAAGAAGTGGAGGAACACAAGTTAAATCTGTGTTAGATTCATTTCAGAAACCACAAGTGAATGAAAGTATGGATAAAACAATTACATTTGATTCAACTAACGTTGCAATGGGAGGAGGTGTACCACCGAACTTGCAACATTCAATGGCAGCACAGATGGGATATGGAGATGTATCAGCAACTGCTGGAGTGAAGCAAGGTGGATTGGGTGTACAGACTGGGTTACCTGGTTTAGATAGAATATTAAACAGAGATAACTCTGCTTTAGTTAAAAAGTTTAAAAAGTAGGGAGTAAGTAGTGGCATACGTTATAGGTAAAAAAATTGTAAAAGATACTGAATCAGAGTTTGATAGTCATGCTTATGGATTTCAGTTTCCTACAAATGGTGGTACTTTATTTAAACCAACCTATACCTCATATGAAGCTGCAAAATCTAATTTAAGAAATCTTCTTCTTACAGCAAAAGGAGAGCGAGTAATGCAACCAGAATTTGGTACAGGATTACACGAATTATTATTTGAACAAATGGGAGATGATTTCGAGGGTAGATTAGTAGATACAATAACTGAAAGTGTAAACTTTTGGTTACCTTATATAAACATAGATGAAATAAATGTTGAATTAACAGATGAAATGAAAGATAGAAATCAAGTTGGAATGAATATAAAATTTTCAATTGGTGATAATATCGAAACCGATAATGTAACATTTACTTTGCAGGGATAATAAATTATGGCACTTAATACTGGTAATATAAAAAACAAGGGAAGAGATATTAAATATCTAAATAAAGACTTTGGTCAATTTAGAGATAATTTAATAGAGTTTTCAAAAACATACTTCCCACAAACGTATTCTGATTTTAATGAATCATCGCCAGGTATGATGTTCATAGAAATGGCATCTTACTTAGGAGATGTTCTTGGATATTATATTGATGATACTTTAAAAGAATCAATGATTCATTCTGCAGAAGATAGAAGTAATGTTGTTGCTCTTGCAAACTTCTTAGGATATAAACCAAAAACAACATCGGCAGGATTAACAACTATATCAGTTTACCAGCTTGTACCAAGTAAAAGAAAAGCTAGTGGTAATTTATATGATGGTGATAATAGATTTGATTTAGATGCAGGATATCTTATTAGAATTAAAGAAGGAATGAATATTACTTCTTCAACAACAGGTCTTACTTTTAGAACTACCGAACTTGTAGATTTTAATGACTTGAATGAGAGAGAAGTATCTGTGTACGAAAGAAACGAATTCGGTGAACCAACATTTTATTTAATAAGAAAATATGTAAATGCTATTTCAGCTGAATTAAATACATTAAATGTTTCATTTGATTCACCACAGCAATTTTCTAAAATTAATATTGCTGATACTAATATAATTGAAATTTATGATGTGAGAGATTCAAATGGAAACAAATGGTATGAAGTTCCTTATCTTGCACAAGAACTTGTTTATACTGATTACGCAAACACAGACCAACGTGATAAAGATTTAGCACAATTTAAAGATTCAGTATCACAGGTTTTACAAGTAACTAAAACATCAAGAAGATTTGTAAGACAAGTAAATGAAGATAATTCAACATCTCTTGTATTTGGGGGAGGTAATTCAGCATCTTCAGATGAAACTTTCTTACCAAACTTTAAAAATGTGGGATTAGGATTAAACAACTCAATTGATAGATTGGGAGCATCATTTGACCCTGCTAACTTTTTAAAATCAAAATCATATGGACAGGCTCCTGCCAACACAACACTCACTATACGATATTTTACAGGTGGTGGTGTTGAGGCAAATGTACCTGCAAACGATTTAACTAAAATAGATGCAATTGAATTCGATGAAGATTTATCTTTATTTGATGATGATGAATTAACATTATATAGATTCTGTAAAAATTCAGTTGCAGTTGATAATGAAATACCAGCTAGTGGTGGTAGGGGTGCAGAAACAATCGATGAGATTAGAGAAAACGCACTTGCACACTTTGGTTCACAAAACAGAGCAGTAACACGAAAAGATTATCAAGTTAGAGCATTAGCTCTTCCACCAAAATATGGAGGTGTAGCAAAAGCATATACTGCTCCTGATGGAGAATTGGATAACAACTCACCATCATCAATATTATCCTCACCTGATTCTTTAGATGAGTTCGCAGGGTTGGTTTTAGATTTACAAGAAAAAGAACTTACAGAAACTGAGTTAAAAACACAATTACAAACTTTTTTAACTAATAAAAAAGGAACTGTAAATGAAAAGAATAATCCATTTGCTATAAATCTATATGTTCTTGGATATAATTCAAATAAAAAATTAACATCTTTAAACAGAGCAGTTAAAGAAAATTTAAAAACATACCTATCAGAATATAGAATGTTAACCGATGGTATAAATTTATTAGATGGTTTTGTAATAAATGTTGGTGTTGATTTTGAAATCAGAGTATTTAATTCTTATAATAAACGAGAAGTAATGTTACAATGTATTACTGAAATAGAAAATTATTTTAATATTGATAATTGGGCATTTAATAAACCAATTAATATTTCAGAATTAGAATTGATAATAGCATCCGTAGAAGGAGTACAATCTGTTCCTAAATGTACAATTGAAAACAAATGTGGTGGAACTTACTCCAAGCACAAGTATAATATTGAAACGGCAACTAAAGGTAAAATGGTTTTTCCATCATTAGACCCTTCAGTATTTGAATTAAAATATCCTGGTAAGGATATAAAAGGGAGGGTTATATAATGTATCATTTCGTAACCGCATCTAAAGATGCATCTATTTACTTACAACAACCATCTCAGAATACTGGATTAGATGAAATTTTAGAAGTTTCTAAAACTTATTATGGAAGTTTAAAAGATATAGCACATTCTGTAATCAAGTTTGAAACAACTCCACTTTCACAATCTATTGCAAGTGGTGAAGTAACAATGAGTGCAGTAGATATGATTCTTAAAGAATGTGAATCATCTGAAATTCCAATTGATTATACAATATATGCTTATGCAGTAACACAATCATGGGAAATGGGTATAGGTACTCGTTTCGATGATATTACAACTGATGGTGTATCTTGGAACTCTGTAAGAACAGGACAAGACTGGTTATCACAAGAAAACCATTCTGCAGATACAACTGGTTCATTTAATGGTAAAGGAGGAACTTGGTTTACTGGTTCATTCTCAACGCAATCATTTTCATACGAATCATCTGATGTAGAAATGGATGTTAAAACAACTATGGATGAATGGATTGGTGGAACTCTACCAAATGAGGGATTTATTTTAAAACATGATACATCATTAGAAAATGATACTAATGATTACGGACAATTAAAATTCTTTTCAAAAGAAACAAACACTATTTACCAACCTAAGTTAAGAATTGGTTGGGATGATTCTTCATTCTCTACTGGCTCTTTAACAGAACTTACCGCTGATGATATTCATGTAACGTTTAAAAGATTAAAGACCAGATACAAGCGTGGAAGTAAACCTCAAATCAGAGTTTTCGGAAGAGAAAAATATCCTCTTAAAACATATACTAATGAATACTCATATACAGATTTATATTTTTTACCATCAACTACTTATTATCAGGTAAAAGATATATTAACTGATGAGATTATAATTCCATTTGATGATGATTACACAAAAGTTTCGTGTGATTCAAATGGTAATTTCTTTAAATTAGATTTAACAAATTGGGAATATAATAGAGATTACTATATTCAGATTAAAACTAATAGAGATGGTGTTATAGAATACTTTGATGATAAGGATTTAACTTTTACGATAGAGAAATAAAATGGCATTAGATAATAAATTTAGAGTTTCAGAATTGGCACAGAGTGGTTCACGAGCAATCATCTCTGAGGACCCTATTTCTAAAACTCATACATTTATTGATGGTTCTACTACCATAGTTTCTCAATCTGCTTCTGAACCATATGAACATATTGAAGGTGAAAGAGATGGTGAGTTAACAAACTTTATAGAAAAGCCAAAGTACGAAGAAGAACAATTAAAGAAAGCAGTTGATACTGTTATTGATGAGTTAATAGTACCACCATTACCACCATCACCGCCGGTAGTTCCTAAACCAATATACGATGATTTATTAGAACGATATAATCAAGCGATTGCAGATTTAGCAACTGCTAATAATACAATTAGAGATTTACAAGCACAGATTGCACAATTACAAGGTCAGATACAATCATTAAGACAACAACTTGATGCTGCACAGGTGGCCAGAGCAATTGCTGAAAACCAATTACAACAACAAGCTAGTTCATTTGGTGATTTAAGTGCTAAATTTTCACAAGCAATTATTAAAGCAACAAGAGAAGCATCAGCAAGAGTATCTCTTCAAGCACAAGTTGCAGGTTTAGATGCTCAGAAAGAAACACTTAGAGAACAAATACTTGGATTGAGACAGATTGTTGCATCACTACAAGGACAGGTAGAAGCTCAATTAGCAATATTGGACCAACAGGTTGCATCATCACAGGCAGCTCAACAAGCAGCACAAGACATGATATCAGGTAATCAAGCAACAAGTACTGCAGTAGCAAGTGGATTTGAAGATATGGGTGATGGTGATATATTCGTTAAATGGAGTACTGGAAAATATACAAGTGGTAATTTAGTTGTTGGAATGACAACTAAATGTAAAGATTATATAGGTGGACCTGGTAGATGGGACGGTGGTGAAAAACTTGAAATACAAAATTTAAAAGATGATGATATCTCTGTAACTAAAGTTAGTATAAGAGTAACTTCACAAAGTGGTGGTGGATGGAAAGGAACAAAAAATTGGTTTAAACCAGCATCTCAACCAAATATAGGTAGAGGTGATAAGGGTAGTGTTACTATGGTGGCTGAAAAATGGATTCATGGTCAAAATGGAGGTTCCAATCAAGTACAACCTTCTGATGGTTTATATGTAAAAAGAGCATTCGGAATTAAAGACCGTGAGGCAAAAAATCATACTGGTAATTTTGAACTAACAATTGGAACTAGTGATGGTGCAACCATAAAGAAAACATTTGGATGGAGACTTGCAAAGAATAAAAAGAGTATATAGAAAATGGCAATAAAAGGATTTAAACAAGTAGTAGAAAAGAAGGGATACCGACTTGATGACAAAGATAGAAAAATCTTTGAAAAGGAAATCAAGCGTGGGTATTTCGGATTTGATGTTGGTGATATTATCGAGTTTGTAATCTATGATGCATCTGATAATCAATTACCACAAGAATTTGTTAATGGTCATAAAGTAAGGTATATAAACTATACTGATGAAAATATAAAAGAATATTTCGATAAAGTACCTGAAAATAAGTTTAACAAAAAATCTAATAATGCTAAAGAATATTTTATAGACACTGAAAAACTTATTAAAGAAGCTGGATATTCTAATGGAGTATTCAAAACACAGATTACTTTATTAAATAGAAGATTGGGTTCTGAACCAAGATTGTTTGATAAAGCTTGGATTCATGAAATATCACCATCAAGAACAGAGGTAAGAGTACTACCAGTAGTAGAAGATGGAACAAATATTCCTAATTCAGATTTACAGGCAAGGTATGATACGTTTGTAAATTGTGGTACTTTTACAGCTGATGTTTTAATTTTTATAGATGAGTTTGTAGACCAGTTTGATGTTGCTGAAGTAATCAAAAATATGTTGATGAAAAAGGGAACTATATCAGAAGGACAGGATTATATAAAATTAATAGAAAAAGAATTTCAATTAGTAAACTTTGAAGTTTATCTTACACAAGCAAAAAAAATGTTTCAAGAGATTGTGGATAACTATCGTATGAATAGATACTACAATCCATTTGAACCAAACTTTGGACAACCAACTGGTGAATCATTTGGAGTTGAATTTGATATTGCATCTGTTTTTGGTGAAATTTGTGAAATGGCATCAAATGCTGCAGAATATACATTACCAAAACAAGATATTAGATTAAATACGGCTAAAAGTGCATCTCAAAGTAGAACAATAGATGAATTAAAAGATATTTTACTAACAGTTCGTAGTAGTAGTGAATATTCTTCTGATAGACCTACTGCTAAAGCAGCACAAATACGAGGATGTACAGACCCTTCTGCTAAAAACTATAACCGAGCGGCAACAATATCTTCACAATGTGTGTACGATATAAAAGTACCAAAGTATAGAAGTATAAAGGTTTGTAATGATAGGAGAGCTACAAATTTTGGTAGAGATGGTAATTGTACATATCCACC